ATTGGGACAATGGAAACTACTTAACAATGGTATACAACGCAGAAGGTCACAAGGTTTATCAAACACAAATAAGCTTTACAGCAGATTTCGATACAGTTTACATGTTTCAAGGTAGGTTATATACGCTATCAAGTATAAAAGATGATGGTAAGTACTTTATATTTGATGAGTATGGTAGTGAAGTAAAAGGATTATTAACTAAAGCTGGGGTGAATTTCAAATGAACTATAACATGTTTTATAAAGGAACGTACATAGGATATGTATCAGATAAGGATGTGTTTTTGGAATCGGAAGGTGTTACATTTAAAGAACGAGTAGAAAAAGAGGAACCACCATTTAGTATAGCTATCGAAGTGTTTGGGATTGACAAACCTAGTTGGCAATTGGTTGATATGGACGATGTTATTTTAGAATCAGGTATGGGTAGTCCGGATTATGACTACGGAAAAACTTATGAGTACAAAGGATGCGTGTATGTACTAGAAGACCACGACTATAGCTTCGGTCACTCTAGGTTTGACCTTATCAAACTAGTAGATGAAAATAGAAGAAGTTTACTACCGGGAGGTAATGGTAATGGCTAAAGTTAACTTACTAAATATTAAAAAAGAAGTGGACAAGCTTGTAAAGTTGTGTAACAGCTTAAAAGGTCACTACTGTACCTTACCCGCAGATATATTAGAAATGGGGTGGCTAGGAAATCTACAAGTGAAATGTAAGATTAGAGAAGTGGATTTATTTGAAGGGTATGTAGGTGTACTATTTATAGACCCTGACCCAGACCCGAATGAAAAAGCTTATGGACTAATCGAATACGTAGACATTGACAAGTTCCAAGAGAATGTAGGGTGGGGATGGGACACAGAGGAGGAATTATAATGGCGGCTGCATCGGTAACAGTTAGTACAAACGTAGGTGGCTACAAAGAATGGCGTGTGTATGGTGGTAATAGATTAGATGTAAGATGGATGAAAAGCGTTTACGAGAAAGCAGATTTTGAATGGATTAAAACAAAACATCCTAAGATGACACTAGAAGAGTGGAGAACTTTAAAATTGTCTTTAAATTTAAATAAGGGGTGAAGTTAAATGGAGACAGGAAGAGTTTATTACGAAGGGGATTTTGAATATAAGTGGAATGGTATCTGTTATGTGTATCGACACAAGAACGAATTTGATTGGGGTTTAGTTAGAACTACCAGTTTCCATATGGAAGTTATTAAACAGTTAGAACACGACTATCACGAGGAGGATATATTTTGATTAAATTCTTTACGCAACTATTTTGTCAACATGACTATGAGGGTGAATATGAGACAATCGCATCAGTAAGAGATGGCAACGACAATTTAGTAATTACAACAACTAGGTATAAGTGTAAGAAATGTGAAGATGTTATACATAAAGAAAAGATAGACAGAGTAGAAAAAGAATGGTATAAACAAAAGGAGGAAGAATAAAATGCGTATTATCATAAACGAACCAGCTAAAGTTGAAAATTACCAAGTAGGTGATATTATTATCCTAAAGAGTGGTACATATACTATCACCAAAACTCCGGCGCAAGATAAATACTATCTTCTCTGCGATAATCATAAAGACTGGGCTAATGGCTCATGGAGTAATATTAACGACATGATTAAGAACGTCAAAGGCAACCCGCACTTCAAACACTACTCTAAAGATTCGTTCCAGCTAAGACTTGTTAAAAAAATAAATAAACTTTAAAAAAAGTAGTTGCATTATTAATAGAATAGTGGTATTATAATTAGAGAAGATGATAGTTGTCTTCTCTATTCTATTTAAAAGGAGGAGAATGCCGTTTGATAGACATCAATGTGGACAACCTTGATTTTCAGAATTTACGCATAAGGGACGAGTCTGGACAAGAACTAACCTTCGATATGCGTAATGAATTAAAAATCAACGAGTCTATTTTGCAGCAGGAAATGTTGGAGCAACCGTCGAAGTATATATACTGGTCTTCTTTACTAGAGAAGCTACGATATTATCAAGAGATGGAAGATTTAAAGTTAGAAGTTGAATGGTCACGGTTAGATGGAGAAGCACGAGTACATATTACCGCGCAAGGCGGAAAAGCAACGAAAGACCAAGTAGAAGCATACATAAAGCAACAAGAATCGTATTTAAAACAGAAGAAAGTTTGTGTACACTATACACATGTTATCGGACGTTTGCAACGTATTGTGAAAGCGTTTGAGCAACGTAAAGACATGTTACAGTCGTATGGTAAACAAGTAGCTAATGACCTGTCGTATGGTCAAGGAGCGGGTAGTAAGTTTATGCAAGATGAACAAGCTTACTATAATTACACGCAACAACAAGTAAATCCGCAGATAGGGAGGGGCTATTAATGTCGGTACCTAATCTATATGATGTACCTAAACATTTAGAGCAATCAGAAGCTTTCCGCGAACTATCGGAAGCACTAGAATACTTAACTCTATATGAGTTTAAAGAAAGATACTTTCCTTATTGGTATAGCAAGAACGGTATCGAGGGAGTTAGTATAGCATTAACTGTTGATGGTTGGTACGTATTTACTATCGACGGAGAGGTTGTGCTAGATGCTAAATAAAATGAAGACTCGTGAAGAGATTATGGTAGTATTTAACGAGACTTTGGAGACAGATAAAGAAGTAAGAGAAGCGTGGAAAAATAGAGAAATTAGTTACGAGGATTACAAAAGTTACCTTACTCAAAATAGATGCTATCGATTAGCCCTTGAATGGGTTTTAGGAGAGGCTGATAGATTCGACTAATAAATTTTCAGAAAATTCAGAAAATTAGTTGACATCCTATTCGTAACATGGTATTATAATAGAGTACCAGTTAAGAGAGGAGGACAAAGAAAGTGAAAGGTAGCAACGTCACTTAGTTTTTGGGAAGTACATAGAATACATAATAAAATTTAAAAACAATTAGGAGGAAAATACATATATGAATTTTGCTGATATTATTGCACAGGAACAGAAGAACCTAGAACAACAAGGTGGCGGTGACCATCCGAAGGTAGTTTACCCGGAGACAAAACATCAACGCTTGTTCTTCGAGAAAGGGCAAACGGAATTAATGATTCAATTATTACCATCTGGTGATTTAGTAAGCCCGTTCTTCGCGCATACTCGTAAGATTTTCCTAAGTGCTAAAACATCTAAAGGTAAAGAGTTAAATGTTAACTTCACTTTAGATAGCCAAGTAAACGAAGGTTCATTACTAGATAACAAGATTGCAGAGTGGACAGATAAAGGAATGATTCCTACGCCATTCGGTGGACAACAAAAACCTAAGAATCTTTACCTAGTAAACGTGGTTCGTGTATTCCCGCACCCGCAGAACCCACAACAATTATACCAAGAGCGCGATGAGCATGGCAACCTAGTAGTTCGACTATTCGAAATGCCACAAACAGCGTTCAAAACGATTCTTAAGAATCTACAAGACCCATTCTTATCTGGAGGACGTGAATTATCATTCATCGACCCTAACGGCGCATTCCCTATTAAAATCGCTAAACCAGCTAAAGGTCAAATGGAGTACCCGGTAACAGTTTACCAAACAAACTTACCACCATTAGGACAAGGATGGGAAACACAGTTAGAAAACTTACCAGCACATGCGGTACCGACTGAGCGTTTAGAGAATGGTTACCAATGGGTAGAAACATTCATCAGCATCAAAGAAGGTAAACCGCAAGGACAGGCTCAACAACAGCCACAAGGACAAACCATACAGCAAAATCCTTACGGGCAACAAACTAACCCTTATGGGCAAGCTCCGGCACAAGGTCAAAATCCTTATGGACAAGCTCCAGCTTTAGGACAGAATCCTTATGGACAGACAGCTAATACATACCAAGCACCACAAAATACATATGCACCACCAGCTCAAAATACATACCAAGCACCACCAGCAGCACCTAACTATGGTCAACCAGCAGGTAACGGGTATCAAGCACCACCAGCGTACCAACCACCTGCATACCAGCCACCAGCGGAGCCTAACATTCAATTACCATCAGGTATGAATGAACCAGACCCATTTGATATCGGAGTAGAAACTAACTTAGGTCAAAATGGCGGAGTGGGCGCACCAGTAACAACAGCACCTCCAGCTCCACCAGCACAACAACCAGTAGGTACGGTACAACAGACAGCTCCACAAGGGCAACCTGACTTAACTAAAGTAGCTACAAACGATGCGGGATTCCCTGATATCGACGCTATGATTGCTGATGAGCTTAAGTAAGATGTAAGTCCTACCCTCCGGGGTAGGTTATCTTTATTAAAAATAGGAGGTAAATAATGACTAATTATATGAAATTAGAACACGAATTACTAGATGGTGAGTATACAGAGGTATGGTGTGATGAACCAAAACCAGATTATGTCCATCACGCACCACATAAGTTCCAAGTAGTTGCTACAGAAGACCGTGACACATTAGCTCTTATCCGATTCCAAGAAGGGGCAATTAAAGAACACGGTGTAAACGGTGTCACAAACGAAGATTTAATCCTTATGATTATGAAACGTTTAGAATGCTTCCAAGAAACGAAGTATGCTTGTCACGATAATGAAGAAGCTTTAAATGGCTTACATAAAGCGTTGTACCATTTAACAGCCCGTACACGCGAACGTAAAGCTAGAGGCGTTGAAGGAACGCATAAGGTATGAAGATACCTGTCATAACTGTCGGGGAGTTACAAGACTTTTTGGAGGGTTTTGATAGAGATAAAGAAGTGCTATTAAGTGTTGACGAGTTCATGGGAGAACAGATATGGACTTACCACATGCATCGTATCGTCGGAGATAGACCGCTAATATGTGGGTTATCAACTAAGTTTAAAGAGTACATAGAAAAACCAGCTAGTGACCCAACAAAGATGATTAACATTCCTACACTAGCGTATGATTACCACACACCAGATTGGGTAGTGGGTATCGATAAAGGGGAAAGTAAGTAGTACATAGGAGGAATTATTAATATATGGCAAAAAAACAAACTAAAGTATCAGCAGCTCCACTAGACTTAGATTTATCTATTTTAGCAGACGAGAGTATGGGGTTAGTACTTTTACAAGATTCTGATTATGCAGAAGTATTAGATAGACTACCGCTATTCTTACCGCGCATCGATAAAATTTTAGGTGGAGGATTACCTTTTGGTCGTATGATTGAGGTTGCAGGTGTACCATCCGGTGGTAAGTCTACGTTCACACATCACGTATTACGCGTAGCTTCTCTACTAGGTTGCATTTGTGTACTGATTGACGTAGAGGGTACAAGCGATAAGCAACGTCTAGCATCACTAGGTATTGATATTTCTAAAGTACTAGTTAAGCAGCCTGACTTAAGTAAAGGTCGCGCATTAACAGTTGAAGAAGTAGGTTCTACTATCGAACAGACTTTAGAAATCTTCAAAGCGAAATACCCGAACACGCCTGTTGTTTATGTATGGGATTCTGTAGGACAAACTCCTTCGGATGTAGAGTTAGATAAAGACTTTGGTGAACAGAACGTCGGCGCAAGAGCGAAAGCGATTACACAGTTCGTAACAAAAGTAACACCAATGATTTCGCACAGTAAATCTTTATTCGTAGGTATCAATCAAGTACGTGACGATATCGGCGGAAATCCAATGTTCAAACAGTACAAAGTACCGGGTGGTAAAGCTTGGGAGCATGCTGCAACATTACGATTAGAGATTAAAAAGAAATCAGCTATCAAAAAAGGTTCTGGAGCTACAGCAGAACACTTAGGACATACAATGGGTGTTAAAACTCGTAAATCTAAAGTGTCTCCACCATTACAAGAAGCAGAAGCAGCGTTACTATCACTTACTGGTATTGACTACGAATACAACATCGCTAAGATGTCAGAAGATGAAAAGATTCTAGGCACTACTGGACAAAGTTATGAGTACACAGATGCTACAGGTGAGTATCACAAAATGAAGAAAGAGAACTTCATTGAATGGTTAAGAGAAGACGGGTCTTATGTTCGTCAAGAACTACTAAACAAGTTAATCGTAGCTTCTTATGGTGACGCTCCGTACCCAGCATTAAATAACGCAACATTATCGATTGATGGTTGGATTGACCAAGTAGAAGAGGTAACACCAGAAATCGAATTACATAAGGAACCAGTTAAAAGCGAAGACGATTTAGTAAATGAGGTCTTAAAAGGTTAGGGTAATCCCCTTTCCTTTTTCTCTATTACGCTCGTACATCAGAGGGAGGAATTTATTTGGCACAATGGAAAGAAACTAGAACGGATATTATTTCCGGGACACTAGATTGTTATAGAGAGAGAACGATTACTGATGACTCGTCTACACCATTATCATATACACTAATCCGTGAGAAGATTCGTAATATTATCAAAAATGATAAAAAAGTATTATTAGAGATTAAAGACTCCTATAGTACACAGACAGTTGTTATCCAGTTTGAAAAAGCATATGACCGCTGGGCAATGGGTACCTCAATCTGCTACTTCGAAGGTGAGGAGCTACGCGTCCCTTACACAGTCCACTATTCTGATATCCTCTGTAAGAAGATTGGTGTAAAAACCATTATGGAGGGGATGAATCCAATTGCGTAAGAGATGTGCAGTATGCAGAGGGAGATTAACTGACACAGAGATAGTAATCTTAGAAAGAGATATTTGTCGCGGCTGCGGTTGGCGAGGTAAGGACGACCATCAAGGATTCTTAAATAGATGTATCCAAGAGAACTCGGACGATATCGCCGTACTACAAGCGCATAACGAGTATCTGGAGTCACTACGAGATGATGATAGTTGGTTACTGGATAGGGACTAAAGGAGGGGAACTAGTATAGCTAGAAACGTAGAAAAAGAAAAGGACATTATGCTAAACGGAAATAGGTTTTTAACGAACACAGACGCTCATACAGGTGTTTTTTTACGAGATGTAGATAAACTATTCGTACAATATAAAAACCTCCGTATGAGCGTGTATAACCAGTATAAAGGCTACTTGCCGGATGCTGCTACTCGTGCAGAGTTATGGAGCTATATTTCTGAACAGTTTGTAAGACTCGTAAAAGAGTACGAGATTAATGGTGCTGTAGACTTCCCGGGGTACATCCTAAAGAAGCTCACACTACGAGTAAAGAACAGCTTCATCAAAGGTAACTATCGTGATAGAAATCGTGTGTTTGTTACCAAGAATGAAGTTGACGTTACGAACCTTCTAGAACGTGTGGAAGTGTCTGATACAGAGTTAGACTACTATGAGACACTAGAGTACGTTTTACAAGGCGTATCCTTCGATGAGATGGAGAAAGACATCTTGTACTTATTAATGCAAGAGCATAAAGATACATACATAGAACAAACGTTACGAGCGAAGTACAGTAAGCAAGGGATAACAGTAACGATTATCCGGGAGAAAATAGCGGATGTACAAGAGTTTGTACGATTAAGATTAGAATCTGCATTGGAGGGTTAGTATGAAAGTAGAGCTAAAGTTATCTATGGATGAGTATCCAGACCTTAGTAACCAGAACAAAGCAGACTTGTTGCAAGAGATTATCGAGCATATGAATCATACATACTCATTAGGTATGTCGGTTATGGTGATTGAATCAGAAGAATAAACAGTACCTTGTGCTATATTATAACTGTACTAATAAGGAGAGGTGAATAGTAAATGGAAAATCAAGATAAACATGAAGTATTTGTACCGCAGGAGGCACCACCAATCGCACCGGGTACTATTGTGCGCTTTATTGTATTCGCAGTAGCTTTAGTAAATGCTGTAGCATCTTTACTAGGTCATGAGCTAGGTTTAAAAGTAGACCAAAACACACTGTATGATGTATTATCTGCATTATTCTTAATGGGTTCTAGCTTACATATGGCGTGGAAGAACAACAACATTACTAAACAAGCTCGTATCAAGGCACACGCTACCGAGCAAATTACAATTGAGAAAAAAGGAGACAAGTAATTATGGCAAAGAAATTAGCAGACGTATTAAAATTAGCAACAGTAAAATTGAATCCGGGGGACTTCTTAGCGACAGCATCTCGTTCAGAAGGTTACCTACCATCTCGTAAGGACACTATTTCGTTAGCACTAGGTAAATACTTATTTAAAGTAGTTGACAAAGACGGTGCGCGTTTAATCGTTCCTATGAAGTTAGCTCCAGATAATAAGAGTCTAGTAGAAGTGTTAGACCGTCCTGTTATCGTAGCGAAAGGTACAGAACTTACATACACAGTAGGACGTAACCACCCAACATTCCGTGACGGTTATCAAGGTCGTGGATTCGAGAAGGTTAAAGGTATCGCTGCTGGTCAACTAGACAGAGAAATCGTACTTGCATTCATTGAGTTCGCT